TATACGCCTGGCAGCACTTGGCTTGATTCCTGCGAATCTGCGGAAATCCTTTATAAGGATATGATCGCACTCGGTATGCGTCCCGAACAGGCTCGCTGCGTGCTGCCCCTGTGCCTGAAGACCGAGATCGTGGTGACTGCCAACTACCGTGAGTGGCGCAACATCTTCAAGTTGCGTACTCCTGTGGCGGCCCATCCTCAGATGCGGGAGCTGATGTGCCCGCTGCTGAAGGAGCTGCAGAGCAAGATCCCGGTGGTGTTCGATGATATTTACACGTACTGGCCGAAGGATGAACAGACGAGGAAGGGCTGTGTGGTGAAGTAATGCGAACGGTACTGCTTACAAGCATTATTTTGCAGGCCATTGCCATTGGAATGTCTTTCGCTGAGAACATTAGCGAAGAAAAGTAGAGAATCATCAGATATACCGGATGGCTCTTGCTTCTGATTTACATGATATTTGGGTGAGGTAACTTATGAAAAATCGTATTATTTGTGTTTTTGCATATTTGGTAATGCTCGTTGGCTGCCTGTGTGGTTGCTCTGAAGCTGACAAGGTGAACCAGAACCTCTCGAAGCAGGCTGACTACTTTGAAGCAGAGCGTCGAATCACTGTCTACAACGCTCGCACAGACAAGATTATCCTCGAAATGGAAGGCGCTATGTCCATCTCGAACAACGACAACAACGAACTTGTGTGTACAGTGAAGACCGGTCCGAACGAGTATAAGAAAAACTACATTTATCTGAACGAGTACACCATGTATGTTGTTGAGGATATCACCGGCACTCATACTGATCCGTACCACTATAAGCTTTACTTCCACATGGATATTCTGCCGGATGTGGAGGTAAGGTCGTGAGTATTATGATAAGATTTCTGCTTGCCGCTTTGATGTGCTGTCTGTACATGCATGCTTTATCAATGGGTTTCAAGATTGGTGCCCGTACTAGGCGAGAGGGCAAAGTTGTGCATGTAACTGTGCCGGGAAAAGATATTCTGAAGTGTATGCTGGTTCTTGGCTGTGGGATATTTACGGCGTTTATGGTGCGCTTGTGAAGGAGGTGGACTGGTGACTACTTATGAATACGTAGAAAAAATGGGTGTTCCCGTTTGGATGAGCGGCTTCGATCCGCTTATCGATGCCATTGATATTCTTAAAGGTGCACTGCGGAACAATGAAACGCTCAAAATTGCAGACATCAACCGGCAGTTGTGCTTGAAGTACCACACGAGTGCCATTGCGATGGACAAGCTTCTTCGGCGGGCGGTAGACTATGCGGTTGTGCGGAAGCAGGAACATGATCCGCTTTACTATGAGGTTCTGGGCGATTTTCCACGGCAGGCGATGCCGTTGAAGCAGTTCCTGTACATCTCGGCAAGATATTTGATAAGAGAGGAGGCACGATGAACTATGATGCGGATTTACGGTATTGACGAGAAAAGCGTTAAGGACGGCAAGGTCTGGGTACGCATTCGTGGCACCAATCCGACTATTCAGAAGCCTGTTGCCGAAATCTCGTATGAGGAAACTCTGGCAGCTGTGGTCTTTCGGTACAAAGACGAGCACTGCAGGCGGATGGTAAGCATCGTCAACCTTGACATCATGGTTACGGACTGATATTCTTAGGACAGAAAGGGTGTGCTCTGGATGGGATTTTCTAAGGACATGAAGGAAATTATCATGATGCGAATGGCGCTTAAAGAGAAGAAGCGGCAGGAAGAGGAAGCTGCGCGACGGTTGGCTGCATTTATCAGTGTGCTGTTCTTCACTGTCATCATGGTGTGCTTCTTTATCATGACGTTGTTTGAAAATTTAGGCATTATCCGCTGAGAAAGGGAGGCTCTGAAGAGTTTTCAGGGCCTTTTCTTTTTGATGTCGAAGTTTGTCCGAAAATGTCTCAGCGTGAATTTTTGGCCATTTTTTCGTGCGGAATTTTTGTCAATATTTGTCCATGCGTGAAAAAAACGGCGATTTTATGGCCAAAAACCCACTTTGTGGCCAAAAATTTTTGCAAAAATGGCCACTATATTTTACGTAACTGCGTCAAAAATATACAGTTTGGCCAAAAACCCACTTTTTTTCTTAAATTAGTAAAAAAATTAAAAATTTTATATATAGTAGTTGGAAATAAAAGTGGGTTTTTGGCCACAGCGAGTTTTCTGCTCGAATTGGCCAAGAGGGCCACCCACTTGCACCTTGTAAAAGAACATCAAAAACTATATAATTGATTTATGAGGTGTAAAGTTATGAACAAGCGCGAAATTCCGTTTATAGCCCGGTATGAGAATGAGTTTGGTTATCACGAGTGGACTACGCTGGACAGCGCGAACAATCTGGTGCGTTGTTACTACAATGACGGTACAGAACTTCATGTGAAAGAGCCCTGGTGCGAGTGCGGCATCAGGATGAGAAAGATGCGAAATCAGGAAAAGTGGCGTTGTCCGATTTGTGGCAAGGTCTATGATATTTCTGACATTGACTGGCCCATGATTTATTGGGATGACGAGACTGGCCTGAAGAATGACTATGGCGAGTATATGTATCCGAATGCCGAAAAGCGTGCGGGTCCTCCCGAAATGTATGAGGATGCACCTTTCACATGGTATCTCTAAGGTGAAAGTTTAAGGATTGTCACGTTTGTGGCAGTCCTTATATTTTTACCTAAAAATAGACACATATTATCAAAAACTACCGCGAGAATTTCTTGCTCTTTTATGGGAGGAACAGTGTGCGTAAAAACATGCTGTTCCTCTTTTATTTTTGGAGGTCTGTATGCTAGAGAACAAATTCAAAACAGGATTGGTGAAAGACCTGAAGAAACGCTTTCCCGGCTGTATGGTTGTTCATCTCGACCCAAATGAAATTCAGGGGATTCCTGATCTTCTGGTTTTATATCGAGACAGATGGGCAGCACTCGAAGGAAAGAAAACAGGGAAGGCATCGCATCGTCCGAATCAAGACTACTACGTAGCCAAGATGAACGAGATGAGCTATGCCTCTTTTATTTATCCTGAGAACAAGGAGGAGATACTGGATGAAATGGAACGATCATTCGCGACTGCAAGGCCAGCACGCATTTCTGGGAGCGAGTAAGTATCACTGGCTCAACTATGATGCGGCTCTGATTGCAGAAGCCTATGTGAATTTTCAGGCGAAAGAAAGAGGAACACGACTTCATGCATATGCGGCAGAAAGCATTGCGCTTGGACAGAAGCTCCCTCGAAGCAAGAAGACGCTCAACTCCTATGTGAACGATGCAATCGGCTTTTGCATGTCTCCGGAAGTGGTTCTTTACTATTCGGAGAACTGCTATGGAACTGCAGATGCAATCCATTTTACAAACAACTTCCTGCGCATTCATGATTTGAAGACTGGTCTGGTACCGGCACACATGGAACAGCTTTTTATCTATGATGCGCTTTTTTGCATGGAGTATGGCATCAAACCTCGCGATATCCAGATTGAAAACCGTATCTACCAGAACGATGATGTCTGGATTGCAAACCCGACTCATGAGGATATTGACCCCATCATGGCCAAAATCATCGAGTTCGATAAAATTATCAACGAACTGAAGTTAGGAGCTACAGCATGAATCCGGTAGAAAGAGATATTCGAGGATATTTTGGTATTGCACCGGAAGATGATATTCTGGAACATTACGGAACCAAACGGCATTCAGGAAGATATCCATGGGGCTCCGGTGAAAATCCGTACCAGCATTCGGGCGATTTTCTTTCTCGCGTTGACGAGTTGAAGAAAAGTGGCATGAAGGAGAAGGATATTCTCCAGACCATCAACGATTCTCTTCCTGAAGAATATAAGATGGGGGCTACTGAGTTCCGTATGGCCCAGCGCAGAGCGATTCATGAGCGTCAGCAGCTCAAATATGATCGCGCACGTGCATTGGCACAGGACGGTCTCGGCCCTACGGAAATTGGTCGTGAAATGGGCCTTTCTGAATCTACGGTTCGTTCGATGCTGAAGAACGTCAAACCTGATAAATATACCCGAAGTCAGGAAATTGCTGAAACACTGCGAAAAGAAGTCGATAAAAAGGGTATGATCGATGTTTCGGAAGGCACCAATCTGGTTCTGGGTGTTTCTGAGGGCGATTTGGACGATGCTGTTTTTATTTTGGAAGCAGAGTACGGATATCAGCGCTATGGTGTGGGCATCCGTCAGCCGACAAATATCAACCAGCAGACGAATATCACCGTTCTGGCAAAACCGGAGTTCGACCAGAAATATGCGTATCAGCATCAGAACGAGATTCAGTCCCTTGGTGACTATCATTCTGATGATGGTGGTGAAACTTTCAAGAAACTCCAGCGTCCCAGCAGCATGAGTTCGGACCGTGTTTGTATCCGGTATGGTGATGAAGGTGGTCTGGATAAAGATGGTGTTATTGAGATTCGACGAGGCGTTGCTGACCTGAATCTTGGAAAATCGCATTATGCGCAGGTTCGTATCATGGTGGACGACAGTCATTATCTGAAAGGTATGGCTGTATATTCTGATGATATTCCTGAAGGCTATGATGTGGTGTTCAACACCAACAAGAAATCCGGCACTCCGAAAATGAAAGTTCTGAAGCCTATCAAGGATGACCCGGACAACCCCTTTGGTGCAGCCATCAAGGCAAATGGTCAGAGCACTTATATTGGCGAGGATGGAAAAGAACATCTGTCTCCCATCAATAAGCTGAAGGAAGAAGGGGATTGGGACACTATGGCGAAGAACCTTTCGTCACAGTTCCTCTCCAAGCAGCCTATCAAGCTGATGAAGCAGCAGTTGGACCTTACAGTTGCTGATCGTAAAGCAGAATATGAAGAAATCATGCAGTACGATAATCCGACGATTCGGAAGAAACTGCTGATGGACTTTGCTGATACTTGCGAAGGCAACTCGATGACGCTGAAAGCATCTTCTTTCCCTGGTCAGGCAACGAAGGTTATTTTACCGTTGTCCAAAATCGGCGAGAGAGAATGCTACTGCCCTACATATCCTGACGGAACCCAGCTTGCATTGGTTCGTTTTCCTCATGCAGGTACCTTTGAGATTCCTCTTGTGACAGTCAACAATAAGAATTTGTCTGGCCGCAGGAATCTTGGTGCTGTACAGGATGCAATCGGCATCAATGCTAAGGTTGCAGAGCGTCTGTCCGGTGCAGACTTCGATGGAGACACTGTTGTAGCCATCCCGATGTCAAGTAAAGTCAACATTAAATCCACCCCTGCTCTGAAGGATTTGAAGGACTTCGACCCGAAGACAGCGTATGCAGTGCCTGAAGGAAATCCCAATGGCGTGCGTCTCATGAAGAAAGAGGAAAAGCAGAAAGAGATGGGGATTATTTCCAATCTTATTACTGACATGACTCTTCGTGGCGCACCGGAAAGCGATATTGCCCGTGCTGTTAAGCACTCCATGGTTGTTATTGATGCTGAAAAGCATAAGCTGGACTATAAGCGTTCCGAACGTGAAAATGGTATCCAGGAACTGAAGCAAAAATGGCAGATCCGGGTGCAGGAGGACGGCACTAAAAAATATGGTGGTGCGTCTACGCTCCTGTCCAGACGAAAGCAAACCGTTCGGGTGCCTGAGCGCAAAGGAAGCGCCCATATTGACAAGGAAACAGGCGAGAAAGTTTATAAAGAGTCCGGCCGTACCTATATTGACCCAAAGACGGGCAAGAGAGTACAGGCTATGACCGAAGTGAGCCTTATTTCCATGACACCTGACGCACGAACTTTGTCTTCCGGTACCGTTCAGGAGAACCTTTATGCTGATTTCTCAAATGAACTGAAAGCTTTGGCCAATCAAGCACGAAAAGAAGCAGCAAATATGAAAGGCATCAAGAAAAGCCCTGATGCCGCTGAAAAATATAGAGCTGAAATCGACTCTATCAACGCCAAACTCAATGCAGTTATTGGCAACAAGCCGAAAGAACGGCGCGCTACCATTATTGCAAACGAGAATATTGAGGCGAAAGTGCAGGCGCAGGGCTTGGACTACAAAAAAGATAAGAAAGAAATCAAGAAAATCGCTGCTGTCGAGATGCAGCGTGCACGTGATTCTGTCGGCGCAAGCGGCAGTAAGACGAAGATTACGTTTACGGATCGTGAATGGGAAGCTGTTCAGGCTGGCGCAATCTCTGATTCCAAGTTGATGAAGATTCTGAACTCGTCGAAGTCGGACGAAATCATCAAGAGAGCAATGCCAAAGGCGAGTACAACGCTGTCTTCTGCTAAATTGGGCAAAGCACAGGCAATGCTGGCTAATGGCTACAGTTATGCAGAGATTGCAAAGGCTTGCGGTGTTCCTGAATCGACGATCTACGACAATCTTAACAAGTAAGAAAGGCTTTGAATTATGGTTCGATGCTTTTTAACCACTGTTGATAATCCTTATAGCCCTTATGAGCAGTTCGAGGACTGGTATCGGTTTGATACGGACAAGGGTTATAACTCGTCTGGTCTGCTGATGCGGATGGCTTACACCTCTGACCAGCTCACGGACGCAGAAAATGCGTATGAAATTGAGCAGGCCATCGACCAAATTGTGGCTAATGATCCGCTCAACATCTACAAAAAGCTTAAAATCAATATCGAGGACGATGCTCCCGAAGAGCAAACAGCGTAAAAGGGGTATAGGGGGGTGCTTGAAAAATACACCCCCTCCCCAAATCGCGCCGGTCTTTGATTTTTCCCCGGAGGGAAAATTGAGAATTGGGCTTTAATGCCACTGCCGAGGTTTCAGGGTGTAGACTGGGCCTCGGTGGCTTTTGTAAGAGTTTATGGGAGGGTGCTCTCTTCAGACAGCCTCCATTGTCGTTTGTTCATTTTTCTTCTCCTTTCAAATGATTAGAAAGACACCATGACCGGCTCCCATAAACTCTTACAAAAGCCATTGAAAAGCAAGTGGAACAGGTATGATTCCGCAATAAATCAAATCAAAACAGAATAGAAGGGTTATAAAAATGAGGACAAAGAAAGCTGCTTCTGCGGATGTGGCTCCTATGCGGCCAACATTGTCCCCAGAAGTACGAGAAAACCAGATGATTTCCCTGGCAATGGATCTGGTGGAGAAACGCTTGCGAGAAGGAACAGCGTCTTCTGCTGAAACTACGCATTTTCTTAAACTGGCTACTGTTAAATCAGAGCTGGAAAAGAAAAAACTAGAAGCAGAGAATACACTTCTTCATGCGAAAGCAGATGCCATTCAGGCAGCTAAGGATAATGCCCTTCTTTATAAGGAGGCTATCAAAGCGATGCGCGAATACGGCGGAGTGGAAGATGACGACGAATCGCAAGACTTATACTGAACTCTGCCAGTATGCAGCCTTTGAAGACCGCTTCCACTATTTGCAGCTGCACGGTACGGTTGGATACGATACCTTTGGCTTCGACCGGTGGCTAAATCAGAGTTTTTACCAGTCAAGAGAGTGGCGGCAGTTCCGGGACAGGATCATTGTGCGGGATGCAGGGTGTGATTTGGGATGTTCCGACCACGAGATCACCGACTGGGTGATACGAAACGGCAAACCCATTCGGCCGCGTATTATTATCCACCATCTGAACCCGCTGACGAAAGAGGACGTGCTCCAGCACACGGACGCACTGCTGGACCCGGAAAACGTGATCTGCGTGAGCGATCGGACCCACAAGGCCATCCACTATGGAGATGATACGATCCTGAAGCCTGCATTTGCCGAAAGACGACCGGGCGACACTTGCCCATGGAGGAAATGACATGTACCCTGTACGAAAATTCAATGTTGCGGAAGCAGCGTACAGCACAAATCTGCGGCTGAAGATGCAGGAGGCAGAAGGAATGGTGCGGTGCATTGCGCCAAGCCGAGAGCGCAGTCTGGCGCTGACGAAGCTGGACGAGGCATTGTTCTGGGCGAATGCAGCCATTGCAGCCGAAGGTGTAATGGACCACGAGGAATAAAAGAAAAACAACGATCCTTATAGTGAAGTGATAAAAGAAAAGTCGATGATTACTGGGAACAACCATCGACGATGTATTAGCATTGGGGCACTGAGATCTTTGGAAAGAACTCACGCATGGCTTCATCAGCAATCCACTGGGTAACGGACGCATCGATTTGAGCCAATAATGTATCGCGGGAAGAATCAGCAATTTGGGTGAGACTGAAGGCCGATTTACTTCCATTTTTGGAAATCAAGGGTGAACCGGTGACGCGGTTCAACTTTTTCAAAGATGCATTCGGGATGTTACGAATCCCCTTTTGTGAGAGACCTGTAAAAACGGTGTGAACCAGTTTGTACAGACAACTTCCGATTTGTGCTTTTCTTTGAGCACGCAACAATGCTGCTTTTACCATTTCACTATAAGGATCATCGTTTGCTATCATGGCAAGGCTAACGACCATCATTAGTTGACGACATTCCACATTTTGTCGGTCCTTCGTGCTGAGATACTTGATTTCTTCTATGCGAGTCTTAATCAACACATCAGCTGCAGTAATAGAGCTCGGATAATGTAATAGAGCATCGTTAGCTTGACGACGACAGGCAAATATAACATTCTGACCGTTGAAAATCTGGCGATAAGTAGTATCGCGCTGTACGCGAACATTCGACTGTTCAACACAAACAGCATTCATTAAACATTCCTCCTTTATTTTGGGAGAAAAGTATAGCATGAATGCAGATGAATGTCAAACGAATTATGTAGGAGGAAAATTTAAAATGAAAAACGACGCAATGCTGAATCGTGCAAAGCAGCTGGTGGTGGACTACTTTAACGCCCATGTGGACGTGACCGACGGCAAAAAGCTGACCATCGAGGACGTGTTTATTGTATGGTTCAGCAAAACCCTGCAGAACTGGAAGGCGCTGGTGAGCACCACCGTATCTGACGGGATGTATTACGAGATCACCCACAACGGCGACAAGGGCGAGACCTATCTGGATGTCTACAAGAAGTGGGACAACCAGTGCATCGTGGACTAAAAAGGAGATAAGCAATGGACAGTATACTGACCTCGGTGAAGAAACTCCTTGGCCTGACCGAGGAGTATACGGCGTTTGATGCAGACCTTATCATGCACATCAACAGTGTGCTGATGATCCTGAACCAGATGGGCGTGGGGCCCCAAAAGGCGTTCGCCATCAGCGATGCAACGGCCACATGGAGCGAGTTTGTGGGCGAGCGGGCTGACCTGGAAGCGGTGAAGAGTTATGTGGCGCTGAAAGTAAAGTTGTTGTTTGACCCGCCCCAGAGCAGTGCGACCATGGAAGCAACGAAAAACCTTATCAGTGAGCTGGAGTGGCGGCTGTATGTGGCGTGCGACAAGGAGGATGAGGGATGCGCAGACTGATTTTTGCTGTGAGCGGGCAGCAGCTTGCAAAGCACGGCGATTTTACCGGTGTGACGGCCGGGAGCAAGGGCTATCTGCGCTGTCACTTTGAGCTGAGCGACTCGGAGTGGCTTGCGGCTAAGAAGATCGCAGTGTTCAATGACGAGCACGCGGTGGCGGTGGGCGCGGACGGGGAATGCGCCGTGCCGGATGAGGTGACCGACGGTAAAAGCTTTAAGGTGTACCTTGCAGGCCAGAACGGCAAAGCCCGGATGGTGACGAACAAGGTACTGATCGAGCAGGTGAAGTGATATGGTGGATTTGGACAAGCAGTTTGCAGAAATGGCAGATGTGAGCGAAGAAGATACTGCCTATGACTTTGTGATCGATGAAGACCTGCGCGTGATCGCTGTGCCGGAGCGCGGTGTGGTGCTGGGTGTCGAGGGAGACAAGGACGTGAACCGGGTACGCTTCCGCATGAACCGGTACTACCGCGGCACCGATCTTTCGGACTTTAACATCCGAATCAACTACCGACCTGCCGAGGGTGAGATCAACTATTTCCCGGTCACTGAAAAGACCGTGGCGGAAAATGCTATTTCCTTTGTCTGGCTGGTTGGTGCGGACGCTGTTGCCGCCAAAGGCACAGTTTACTTTATCGCCCGCTTCTTCACAGCAGAGGAAAACGGCGACATCGTACAGGAGTTCAACACGACACTCGGTAACGCCCGCACACTGGAAGGACTGGCTGTTGATGCGCAGGCAGAGGACAAGCCGGTAAAGGACCTTTTGGCACAGCTGGAGTACGACCTGAAAACATACACGGCTCCTTTTGTGCAGCAGGCAAAGACCTATGCTGAAGCATCTGCACAGAGCGCGGCAAGCTCTGCGACGAGTGCAAACCAGGCGGCAACCTATGCGGATACTGCACAAACCAGTGCTCAAAATGCCGAAGCAAGCGCAGATAAAGCAGAGAATGCACAGAAAAAAGCACAGGAACTTGCGAACGAGATAGGCGCAAAAGTTAGCACAGATCCCAGTCTGTCAGTTGAGGGAGCCCCGGCTGACGCAAAAGCCGTTGGCAATGCACTGAAAGGCATTACACTCCCAGTTGCCACTGCAACCACACTGGGCGGGGTGAAGGTGGGCAGCGGCCTGACGGTCGATGCAGACGGCATGCTTTCTGCGGACAGCGCTTTGGCGGCATATCCCGTGGGCAGCATCTACCAGAGCACCGACCCCACCAGCCCCGCCGCGCTGTTCGGCGGCAGCTGGGAGGAGATCGCGTCCGAGCGGGTGCTGATGGGTGCGTCCAGCACCCACGCAGCGGGCACCACGGTGAAAGCCGGTCTGCCGAACATCAAGTTCTCGTTCACTGCGGCTACCTGTGGGAGCGGCGGGTACGCCGGGAACGAATTTAGTACTTCTTATGCACTCAATTCATCCTATTTCAATTTGGACGCTTCCAAGTCCAACGCTATCTACGGCCGCAGCAGCACCGTACAGCCCGCCGCCTACTATGTGCACATCTGGCACCGCGTGGCCTGAGAAAGGAGGTTTTGACTTATGAAAATTCTTGACGAGACCGGCGCGGTCGTGGAAAACCCGAACCTTACACTGGGCTACCTGACTGACGACACCGAAGAGGTCACTCACTCTGCCGTGGAAGGCGTGGAAGAGCTTTTTCACTACGAAACTGTAGCAGAGTATCCGAACGGCGGCAAGGACGTGCAGAAGGTCGTTGACTGCCCCGGCGTGCAGGCACAGGAGGAATGGGTGGAGAAAGTGCCCATCCAGCGTTATGTCCGCTACACCGCCGAAGAGCTGGCTGCGCAGGAAGAAGAGCGCAAGAAGCAGGAAGCAAAGAAAAAGCTGCCGGAGACGGTGGCGGCACTGCAGGCTGCTCTGGCTGATGCGGACGCGCTGAACCTTGACCAGGACTACCGTCTGACTCTTTTGGAGCTGGCGTGACCGATGATGAAACGACTGAAACCACTGCGTAAAAAGAAAGGAATACTATTATGGCACTTTATAACACCTGCAAACGTATGATCGAGCGCGGCCAGACTGCCGGTATGGCAAAGAAGCTGGATATCTTCTACGCCGTTAACAAGCTGACCGATGAACAGTACGCAGAACTGACCGAGATGCTGACCGAAAAGACCGGGGCAGCAAAGGCTGACGAATAAAACAGGAGCTGAAAATTCAAAATGGCACTCTCGAACACGGCAACGCCGATTTACTACGGCCGGTTCCGGGAGGCCGTGATGCGCGGGGAGATACCCGTTTGCAGAGAGATCAGCATGGAGATGAACCGGATCGACGACCTGATCGCGAACCCGGGCATCTACTACGACGATAAGGCCGTGGAAGGCTTTGTGAAGTTCTGCGAGAATGAGCTTACCCTTACAGATGGCAGTGACTTGAAACTACTGGATTCGTTCAAACTTTGGGCCGAAGAGATATTCGGGTGGTACTACTTTGTAGACCGCAGTATTTATGTGCCTAACCCCGGAGGGCATGGCGGTCACTACGAGCGTAAACGAATCAAGAAGCGACTTATCACCAAGCAGTATCTTATCATCCCCCGTGGTGCTGCCAAGACCATGTACGATGCGTTCATCCAGAGCTATTTTCTGACAGTGGATGTATCGACCACCCAGCAATGTACCACTGCACCTACCATGAAACAAGCAGAAGAGGTCCTTTCGCCGATCCGCACAGCATTGGCTCGGTCGAAGGGGCCTCTTTTCAAGTTTATGACGGAGGGCAGCCTGCAGAACACGACAGGAGCAAAATCTGACCGTGTAAAACTGGCATCGACCAAGAAGGGTATCGAAAACTTCCTGACAAACAGTCTTTTAGAAGTTCGTCCCATGACCATCGACAAGCTGCAGGGCCGAAGAGACCGTGTGGCTACCGTTGACGAATGGCTCAGCTGCGACATCCGAGAAGACCCCATCAGTGCACTTGAACAGGGTGCATCGAAGAATGAGGATTATCTCATTGTTGCAACCAGTTCAGAGGGTACCGTCCGAAACGGCTGCGGCGATACAATCAAAATGGAGTTAATGGACATCCTGAAAGGGGAGTACATCAACCCTCATGTATCCATCTGGTACTACAAGCTGGATTCTCTTGATGAAGTAGCAAACCCGGAGATGTGGCTGAAGGCGAACCCGAACTTGGGCCAGACAGTCAGTTACGAGACCTATCAGCTGGATGTAGAACGCGCAGAAAAAGCGCCTGGTTCCAGAAACGACATTCTGGCCAAGCGCTTTAACATTCCCATGGAAGGATATACCTATTTCTTTCCGTATGAAGAGACTCTGCCGCATCGTCACCGTGATTACTGGCAGATGCCGTGCGCTCTCGGCGCAGATTTGTCGCAGGGTGATGACTTCTGCGCATTCACATTCCTGTTCCCAATGGCGAATGGCTTTTTCGGAGTAAAGACACGAGACTACATCACATCTTATACACTGTCAAAGCTTCCAATCGCTATGCGTCAGAAGTATGACCAGTTCATGCAGGAAGGGACCTTACAGGTATTCGATGGCACTGTGCTGGACATGATGCAGGTTTACGAGGACCTCGACAACTTCATTCAGCAGAACGACTACGATGTCCGCTCTTTTGGCTACGACCCATATAATGCCAAGGGCTTCGTAGAACGCTGGTGCACGGAGAATGGCCCATTTGGTGTGGAAAAAGTGATTCAGGGCGCGAAGACCGAAAGCGTTCCGCTTGGTGAACTGAAGAAGCTCTCCGAACAGCGGAAACTCCTTTTCGACGAAGCACTGATGCAATTTGCTATGGGCAACTGCATTACGTTGGAAGATACGAATGGCAATCGCAAACTGTTGAAGCGTCGGTCTGACCAGAAAATTGATGCAGTGGCCGCTATGATGGACGCTTACATTGCATGGAAGCTGAATCGAGATGCATTTGAGTAAATCAGACGACCTTCTGATAAATTTCTCCGTTCGGACGAAGGTAAAGCTCAGTCGGTGCAGAGGGTTTATCCAGAGCATCTTTGACCAGAGCAAGAAGCGGGGACTCCGGCTGCGCGTTCAGTGCGTCGGACAGCTCCAGGATTTTGTGTTCGCTCGTAGATACATCGCCTTTGAGCAACCCCTTCTTTTTACTTTCAATCTCTTTGTTGATTTTATCAGAGAAGGTTTTCAGCGCGCCAATCATGCGATTCTGTGTAAGAGCGAACAAGGGCTTGGCATCGGCATTGATATTTGCAAGGTAAGACTTGTTCCAGTTCTGCGCATAGTAAGCTTCCATAATGGTGCTGATGGCATACAATTGGGAAGCGAGGTCAATGCCCTGCTTATTCTGTAATACAGTTCTGGCCTGGTTTTCGTTGGTCTTTGCACCAACGGAATCCTCTAACTGTTCTGTATAGAATTCCATGTCGGCAACGGCTTTGATTTTTGCACGTTGCAGGTTGCCAATGGTAGCCATGCGCTGCGGTTCACTGAGCATGATGGTTGCGTAATTTGCAAGTGCGTACTTGACAAATGTGAGTTCAGACAGCAGCTCCGTGCGTTTGGAAGCCTGAAGAAATACCAGAAGGTCGTCCAATTTTCGGTTGACTTCTGTCAACTTGGAACTGATATCCGCAAGGAAATACTGCCCGGTAGCGAAGGAAGCAACACTGAACACTTGAAAAGCTGCAACTGATACAGGATCAACTTTATACAGAGAAGCGGTACCTGCAAAATGTCCGGCGGCATCTACCATAGTCGTAGACTGGCCGCCCTGATGCAAGTTCATCAGAGTCCCGTTAATGCCTTTCGGAAAACGGAGTACATACGTATTGGACGCAGCCTCGGCCGCAGCTTGCGCAGGAATCAGTTGCAACAGCGAATTAGCAGCAAGCCCTGCCTGTTCGGGAAACTCGACCTTTTGAAAACGGGTTGGATCATCAAAATCAGGATGAGACTCGCAAGGAGCAACTTCAAAGTTGAAATCGGCAGGACGCAGTTCAGTATCAGACATGGTTTCAAACCTCCTCCACACAGAAAGCAAATGTTACAGTACCTATTATAACATGGGGGGGGTACACTGGCAACAAAAATCGGGAAAAAGGAGGGTGAAACTTGTACAATAATGACCAGATTTGGCATTGGGGCATTAAAGGTATGAAGTGGGGCGTTCGACGTTATCAGAACGAAGACGGTACGCTGACAGCAGCCGGTAAGAAACGCTATGCAAGCGATGCTGCCGCCAATGCCAAAAAGAAAAAAGACAATCGACTGCCGGAAGACGGCCTGAACGACCCGAATCGCTGGGTAAAAGAAGACCGTGAGCGGACAAAGCGTGTAGTTGATTCCAGCAATCAGATGGCCGGCAACCTGAAAACGCTGAACGACAAGTCTATGCGGATTCAGGCGCGCAGAACCCCCAAGATGGACTTGAGCAAAATGACGGATCAGGAGATGCGGGAACGAATCAATCGTGCAATGCTGGAAAAGCAGTATGACGACATGTTCAATCCGAAGAAGGTCTACTCCGGCCGAGAAGCAGTCAGTGACACGCTGGATATGGCAGGCAGTGTTCTGGCTATCACAAGTTCGGCACTGGGCATTGCTCTGGCCATCAAGGAGCTGAAGGGGTGAGCAATTCAAAATGGAATTGTATCACCATGGCATCAAAGGCCAAAAGTGGGGTGTAAGACGCTATCAGTACGCTGACGGTACTTATACTCCTGCAGGACGGAAACGTTACGGGGTAAGCCAGAGCGCCAGTCAGATGGAGCGTATGGCCTCTACAATGGAAATGCGGGTGAAAGACTGCGTTAACACCGCTCGAACTCAGGTGACTGGGCGGCAGTACGTTGATACCTACCTGAAGAAAGGCACGACTTTCTCTCGTATCCAGACTTCTAAGGATTTCGAGAACTTTGCATTCTATGCTACCTATAAGAAAGCCGACAGCGACAAGTATATGGGCCTTTTCGGAAAGAACCTGACGACGCGAGCCAACTACGATGCTAAACAGGCAGAAAAGCAGGCAAATGCTTCCGGTTGCGAAGAGGATCTGGCAACAGCCACCACACTGCGCGACAAGGCCAATAACATGAAGGTCTATCAGCTGAAGCTGGAAACGGTCAAGAAGCTGAAGGTGCCTTCTGATGAGAATGCCAGTGACATTACGGCCGGATTGCTGAAAGAGAAAGAGTTCAAACAGAATCTCGAAGCATCCATTGCAGATTCCAAAGAGAAGATGCGCAGGCCTACCCAGCAGGTGCTTTTCAAGCAGGCAGAGAATGCCTTGAAGAAAGACCCGGCTGAGCTGACAAAATCGGAAAAGGTGGCGATCTACAAGGCGTTGAACCTCTCGCTGACCAATCACAATGCGCAGGAAGTGGCGGCACAGAGACGTTTCTATGCAGAACTGAGCAAGAAAGGCTACAATGCACTGCTGGATTATAACGACAAGGACTATTCCAGCTATCATGCAAAGCGTCCGATGATCGTGTTCGATGTGGATTCTGTCCGGCTGCAATCGGTGACGGAGACCAATCCGAAGGTCGTGGACAAGCTGTATATGCGCTACAATGCAGAACGAATTGCAAAAGAAGTTGGGGCGAACACCATCGGCTACGTTTCCAAGCTGGGTAACAAGACTGTTTCAGAGTGCTCCGCTTACATGGAACGTAAAATGAACGATTATCTGAGCTAAGGAGGATAAACAATGTGGCAATGGAATGATGGCACCATGGAACTTTATCACTACGGTGTCCTTGGTATGAAGTGGGGACACCACAAGGCAAAAGTATATGCAAATAAGGCAAAGCGTGCACGAGCCAACGGACTGAACGGTGACGCAAAAGAGTACGAAGCAAAATCCCGTGCTGCATCAGCAAAAGTTAAACGTTTGGCAGGCAGTAAGGCTTCTGAACGCGTCAGAAAGCAGTCTGCGGTTAAAACAGCTGCGCAGGTTGCGGTGTTCGGCAGCTATGGTGCCATGAAGTACAATCAGCTGCGAGCAAATCATGTGAGCCGGGGCAAGGCGGCGCTTGGCGCTTATATGCGCGGGATGGCTAACCAAAAGACTGGTGGTGCTCTGGCTGTCATGGAACCCCGTATCAAGCGCAGAAAGAAGAAGTAATCTATGTGGCGATGGAGCGACGGTTCTGAACTTTACCATCACGGAATCCTCGGGATGCACTGGGGAATCCGGCGCTATCAAAATCCAGACGGAACCTTGACAGCGGCAGGAAGGGCACGCTATACTAAAGGTACGAAGTCTGCATCTTCAACAGAAGCAAAATCTGCGAAGAAACGCGGCCTTTCCGACAAGCATAAGAAAGCTCTGAAGATTGGTGCAGCAGTCGCTGTAACAGCTCTGGCAGCATACGGCGGTTATCGTCTTGCGAAGTCGGGCAAACTGGACGGCCTTATGGACGCCGGAAAACGGCGAGTGACCGGTATTCTCGGAGATATTTCCCAAAAGGGCAGTTCTGCGCGCAGTTCCGGCCTGAAGATGCTCGACCACAAGGAAAGCATTGAGGAAGCGGTCTCCAAGGCGAATCCGACGGGCGATTTGGAGAACTGCTACAACTGTGTTACCGCCACAACCCTGCGTATGTGTGGAATTGATGCAGTAGCCAAGGGCGACACCCAGATGGGCAAGGGACGCGCCTTTGAAGACATTTGCAAGGTATTCAAGGTAAAAGAGGACGAAATTCTTCATGTCGCGTCGCCAGATATCGGTCGTGTGCAGCGCAATATTCTGCGTAAGTTCAAAGAGGGCGATGTTGGTGCGATTGGGCTCACATGGAATAATCCAAGATATGGCGATGCTCACACTATGAACTGGACTATCCGAAACGGAAGTGTTGAGTTCATGGATGGTCAGATTGGTAAAACGAGCGATTTTATGACAAGATTTTTGTCAGCTTACATGGATAAGAATCATGAAGTTGAAATCGCTCGATTTGCTAACACGGCCAAGGGCTTGAATCTGGACAGCGATGTCGATCTTGATTTCCTCCATGAGTTTGTCTGATGCGCAGAAAAATCTTGCTCTCTTAGAGGTGATAGTATGGTAAGTTTGGAAGAAGCAAAGAAAATCGTGCTGAAAAGGCATCCGAAAGAGTGGATCTATATGGTAGCGGAACTTCAGGAATGCTATCAATGCTGGCTTCTCCCAAAAGGTAAAACATGGGGGCCTGCCGTATTTGTGGTGGATACGCCCATTGTTGACAAGGAAACTGGCACACTGAATGATGAAGGTACAATGCTGGATACGGATTTGAATAACGGTGTGCTGGAATGGCACGATTACAGACATTCTAACGATTACAAGTAAAGAAACCAAGGCGAGGCCACTGAGCGGAGAAATCTGCTTGGTGGCTTTTTCTTTTTGGAGGAAAAATTCAAAATGGAGATGAACATTGGCTCCAGGCTGAAACACGCCTGGAACGCCTTTCTGAACCGTGACCCTCCCGGAACCGGGTTTTACGGTGGCGGCTACAGTTACCGCCCCGACCGGGTGCGCTACTCCCGCGGCAGTGAGCGTACCATCATCAACGCTATCTATAACCGCATCGCTCTGGACGCGGCATCCATCACCATCAATCACGTAAGGCTCGATGAAAATAATCGCTTTGATGAGATTATTGATTCGGGCCTTAATTATTGCCTGAATGTGGAAGCCAATACCGACCAGACCGGCCGCGGACTGATTCAGGACATCGTGATGACTTTTCTGGAAGAGGGCGTGGCTGCAGTTGTGCCAGAGAAAACCGACTTTGACCCACGCTACAGTAACAGCTACGAAATATACTCTATGCGCGTTGGTGTGCCGGTGGAGTGGTACCCGAATCATGTGCGGGTACGGCTGTTCAATGAGCTGACCGGACAGAGAGAAGAGATCACCCTTCCGAAGAAGATGGTGGCACTGATCGAGAACCCGTTCTACTCGGTGATGAACGCACCGAACTCCACCATGCAGCAGCTGGTACGAAAGTTGGCATTGCTGGATGTGGTAGATGAACAGGCTGGCAGCGGGAAACTGGATATGATTATTCAGCTTCCCTATGTCATCAAGAGCCAGGCTCGCAGGGAACAGGCGGAACAACGGCGGTCAGAAATTGAAAAGCAGCTTTCCGGCTCCAAGTACGGCATTGCCTATACGGACGGCACAGAGCGTATTGTGCAGTTGAATCGTAGTCTTGAAAACAACATTCTGAAATCCATCGAATACCTGATGAACATGGTATACAGTCAGTTGGGTGTGACACAGGAAATCCTGAATGGTACTGCGGACGAGAAAACGATGAACAACTACATGAACCGCATTATCGAACCGGTCGTATCGGCAATTGCAGACGAGTTCAAACGGAAGTTTCTGACGAAGACTGCCCGGACACAGGGGCAGAGCATCATGTTCTTCCGTGATCCGTTCCGTCTGGCACCGGTGAGCATGATTGCGGAGATGGCAGATAAGTTCACCCGCAACGAGATCATGACCCCGAACGAGTTTAGGCAGGTGATCGGCATGAAGCCCTCGAAGGACCCGAAGTCTGACCAGCTGGCGAACCGCAACATTGCCACAGCCAACGGCGAGATGCCCATGATTGGCAACAAAACTGACCCTGAGATGCAAGGTTACGATGCCTATGCAGATCAGGAGGAAGGAGTGTGAAAAATTCAAAATGGCAATCAACTTCGATTATGACTTTTCCGGTTGGGCGACCAAAGCCAACGTGAAGTGCTTTGATGGCCTGACCATCGCGCCGAATGCGTTCAAGGACTGCGACGGCAAGGTGGTGCCGGTCGTCTGGAACCATGACCACAGCGCACCCGAAAGCGTTTTGGGCCACGCACTGCTGCAGAACCGCAAGGAAGGCGTGTATGCCTATGTCAAGCTGAACGATACGTCCAGCGGTCAGACGGCCAAGGCCTGTGTGGATAACGGTGACATTGACGCAATGTCTATCTATGCGAACGGTATTCAGAAAGCAGGAAGAACTGTAATGCACGGTATGATCAAGGAGCTGAGTTTGGTAATTGCCGGATGCAACCCCGGTGCTCTGATCGATGAAGTCGTGAAGCACAGCACAGATGGCACCGAAACAGACAGTTCCGAGGCCTATATTTACACCGATTCTGGTCTGAGTCTGAAGCATGGGCTGGACCCGGACGATAACCCGCTGGAGGAGGACTCCGGTACCGACGAAGATGAGGAAGGAGAGAAGAACATGGCTGATGCCAACGAGAAGACCGTTAAGGAGGTATTTGATACCCTGACGGAGGAACAGAAGAACGTGGTTTACGCTCTCATCGGTTCTGCGCTGGATGACGGCGAAGGCGATGAGGGCAACGATGAGGGTGATGGTGAGGAGGACGAGACTATGCACCACTGCTTTGAGGGAAACAACAATGACGGCACCGTGCTGAAGCACAGCATGGAGGAAATCGACGCCGCTATGGCAGACGGCAAGCGCTGCGGCAGCATGAAGGATGCCTTTATCCAGCATGGCATTGATGATGTGGAATGGCTGTTCCCGGAGGACCACCTGCTGGACAACCCGCCCCGTATCATCGACAACGACCAGACCTGGGTCGGCAAGGTGATGAGCGGCGTGCATCACATTCCCTTCAGCCGCATCAAGAGCATGAGCGCTGACCTGACCGAAGAAGACGCACGCGCCAAGGGCTACATCAAGGGTAACTTCAAGAAGGAACAGGTGTTTGGCCTGCTGAAGCGCTCCACCAGCCCCACCACCGTGTACAAGAAGCAGAAGATGGACCGCGATGACATTGCAGACATCACCGGCTTTGACGTAATCGCATGGCTGAAGCAGGAGATGCGCACCAAGCTGAACGAGGAACTGGCCCGCGCTTACCTGATCGGCGATGGCCGCAACGCTGCTTCCGATGACAAGATCAACGAGGGCAACATCCGCCCGATCTACAGCGACGACGACTTCTACACCATCAAGGTGGAGGCAAGCGTTGCTTCCGGCGCGGATACCGAGACCAAGATCAAGGCAGCCATGAACGCCAGCCTGAAGGCCCGCAAGGACTACAAGGGCAGCGGCAACCCGACCCTGTTCACCACCGAGGACAACCTGACCGACATGCTGCTGCTGGAGGACAAGATTGGCCACCGTCTGTACAAGAACGAGGCCGAGGTTGCTCAGGCACTGCGCGTGAAGGAGATCGTGACCGTGCCCCAGATGGCCGGTATGAAGGGCACCAAGGGCGGCGAGCTGTTTGGCATCGTGGTCAACCTGGCCGACTACACCGTTGGCGCAGACAAGGGCGGCGCTGTGAACATGTTCGATGACTTTGACATCGACTACAACCAGCAGAAGTACCTGATCGAGACCCGCTGCTCCGGCGCACTGACCGTGCCCTTCAGCGCAATGGCCATCGAGTACAAGGTTGGCTGAGAAGCGATGAAGGAGTTGACTCATCATGGAGAACAACAAGTCCGATGAGATTCAAGAGCTGAAAAAAGAAATCAGGCATCTTAGGATATGGGTGATGAGCCTCGAAATTTTGGCGCTGGTGTTAGCCGTTAGTGCTATCAATATCTACGTCAGAATCGGAAGAATCTACGATATGCTGCTCAGTATGATGGGATTCATCTCTAATCTCGGAATGGATATCAGATGCATCTTGAGTCTCTTCTAAAAGCTCAAGAATCCTCTTTTTAATGGCCAAGTCTTCCTGCTGGTATTCTTCGGTTGCAGACCAGTAAGCTTCTTCTTTGCAATTGTGCTCTCTCGAAGCTATTTGCTCTGCACCGAATATCATAAATGGAGCTACCATTGAGATAAGGATGGTCTCTAGGATTTTCTTCCAATGGCTTTGCTGAATTTTGTTATCTGGAGTTTTCGCTGCTGAGATTTCGCAGCTGACGGTTTCGTTTATATCCGATGATATGTAAGGCTTTATTTCTTCCAGCGACGCTTCGACTTCTTCAAATGAAATCCAAGTGTCATCTGAAAGTTTTAGAGCCTGTTCAAAAATAAGCAGAGCCTTTTTCAAGCCTTCTGTATCTACATGTACCTCTGGTATTTTATATGCAGCGGACAGTAAGACGTTTTTAAGCTGCTCTGTTGACAAAATGGAATCACCTATTTCCTGGCAAGATTGGGCAAGTTGATCTAATGCGGGATTTTCCGAAGTAATCATATTTTCCTCCTATACTACAGAAATAGTATAGCGCAGGAGGGCAAATACAGCAAGGAGGAAAAAACCAATGCTGAAAAAGTTCTATGAGCAGGGCAAAGACCTGCACGTTGCAAACTACGTGGCCTACGGCAAGACCGGCGACCACAAGCTGTATGCCGACGAGGCTTGCAAGGAGACTGTGACCAAGGCCGAAATCGAGGACGCCTTCAAGAAGGGCCGTCTGGTGATCGTGGAGGGTGCAAACTACCTGGTGCCCGTGGCCTTTGGTACGACCGGTGCGATCACCGTTGTGACCGGTGAGACCGTGAAGACCCAGGCATGGGCCGCTTCTGCCGAAAAGTAAGCAGAAAATTCAAAATGGAGTGAAAGTGCTATGAGCAAGTGGTTTGGAAAGCTTGGTTTCGTGGAAACCAGAGAGACAGAGCCGAGTGTATACACGGAGATCGTGACAGAGCGTGACTGTTACGGCGACCTGACACGGAACACGCGCAGGTTACAGTCCGGCGACAAGGTGAACGATGATATTACCCTTGCGAACACGCTGAGCGTCCTTGCAGACCCGTATATTCAGGAGCACTTTTGCAATCTCCGGTATGTGACGCTTTACGGCGGAAAGTGGAAGGTGACAGATGTAAGCGTGGAGTATCCTCGACTTGTGCTGACGCTGGGAGGGCTTTATCATGGCAGTGAAGCTGAGTGAACGGCGAAGCGGGCTGGATGCGCTTTTGCGCAGCATCGTAAAAGAGCGGTGCGGCAGCGAGAATGTGTACTACCAGCCCCCGGCGAACCTGCGCATGAAATACCCCTGTATCTGCTACGAACCCCCGAAGATCCAAAACAGGCATGCAGACGACCGGGTATATGGACAGACCTTCCATTACCGTGTGACCGTGATCGACACAAAACCGGACAGCGAAATGACGGCGGCCGTGAGCAGACTTGCAAAAGCTTCTCATGACCGCCAATTTATTTCTGACAATTTGTACCACGACGTGTTTGACGTGTGGTGCTGATACCTATTTATAAAAGGAGGATAAAACCCTATGGCAAAACTGAATTGGGATGTTGACGGTACCCGCAAGTTCCACGCCGGTGTTTCGCATGGCGTGGTTTACCCCAAGGCCGACGGCGAAGGCTATGACAATGGTGCCGCATGGAACGGCCTGACCGGTGTGACCGAGAGCCCCAGCGGCGCGGAACCCACCGACCTGTGGGCCGACAACATGAAGTACGCCCGCCTGATCTCCGGCGAGGACTACGGCTTTACCATTGAATCCTATATGTACCCGCCTGAGTTTGAGCCCTGCGACGGTCTGGCTGCCCCCGTGAAGGGCGTACGCATTGGCCAGCAGAAGCGCAAGGGTTTTGGCTTTACCTGGCAGACCAAGGTGGGCACCGATCAGGACCCCGATGCCGGTTACGTGATCCACGTGGTGTGGAACGCCACCGCAAAGCCTGCCGAGAAGAGCCACGAGACCATGAACGACAGCCCGGATGCCGAGACCTTCAGCTGGGAGTGCGACACCGTGCCGGTGAACATTGCGGGCCTCAAGGCTTCTGCGGTGGCAGAGTTCGACAGCACCGAGCTTACCGCAAAGCAGATGAAGGCAGTGGAAGACCTGCTGTACGGCACTGACAGCACCGAAGCACAGCTGCCCACCCCGGACGAGCTGCTGGAGGCTGTGAAGACCGCCGCCTAAAAATCAAAATGGAGTAAAAAGGAGAAGAATACAATGATTAAGAAGACTATTCCTTACACCGACTATGACGGCACCGAGCGTACCGAGGACTTCTACTTCAATCTGTCCATGTCCGAGCTGATGGAGATGCAGACGAGCGTGGAAGGCGGTATGAGGGGCTATATCCAGCGCATCATGGCAGCAAATGACCAGACGGCGCTGATGAAGCTGTTCAAGGACGTTCTGCTGATGACCTACGGCAAGAAGAGCGATGATGGCCGCCTGTTCCTCAAGAATGATGCCATTCGTGCAGAGTTCGAGGCGAGCCCGGCCTTCAGCGCAATCTACATGGAACTGATGTCCGATGCACAGAAGGCGGCAGACTTTATCAATGGCCTGATTCCTGCCAACCTGCGGGACCAGAATCCGGCTATGAACATGGCTGCAACTGCAAATGCCGTGCCTGCACTGAGCGTGGCACCGACTCAGGGCTGATAAGCTTTGATATTTTGCCGCTTTGGCGGCGAGAGGCTATCCGGAAAATTTCCGGGTGGCCTTTTATTTTTTTGTCTGAAAAGACACACATTTAAAGATACAGGGAGGCAGGATGAATGCTGGAATTGCATATTCCCGGTGGAGAACGCTGGGATGAACGAATCAACCAGTTTGCATACGACAAGCCGGTGACACTCCGCTTGGAATACAGCCTGCTCTCCCTGTCTAAATGGGAAAGTAAGTGGCACAAAGCCTGGTTGGACGAAAACGTGAAGAAAACGCGCGAAGAAACGCTGGATTTCGTCCGGTGTATGACCCTAACAAAGGGCGTGGACCCGACTGTATACGCACGACTGCGGCGGGAGGACTGGCTGGCCATTCAGAAATATATGAGCGACCCGATGACGGCCGCGACCTTTAAAGACCGCAAAGGCGGCAAAAAGCGTGCACGCTACCAGACGGCAGACCTGTTTTATGCCGCCATGGCAAGCTACGGCATCCCGTTTGAGTGCGAAAAGTGGCACTTGAACCGATTGCTGGCGCTGATCCGGGCCTGCGGGGAAGAGAACCTGCCGCCCGAAAAGATGGGCAAGCGGGAACAGGCAGCACACATCCGTGCCCTGAACGCCCAGCGCAGAGCAAAGATGCACTCAAGGGGGTAAGTGCTTTTGAGCAAAGTGATTGAGATACGGCAGAAAGGCAACTTTAAGAAGAGCCTGACCTTTTTCAGCCACATCAAGAGCTGGAGTGTGCGGCCCATCCTTGAAAAATACGGCAAGCTTGGTGTGGAGCAGCTTTACGATGCCACGCCGAAAGCGACCGGAAAGACTGCTGCAAGCTGGAGCTACGAAATCAAAATGGACAAAAGCGGGGCCACCCTTTGCTGGAAAAACTCCAACATTGTGGACGGCGTACCCATTGCAGTGATCTTACAATACGGACACGGGACAAGAAACGGAGTCTATGTGCAGGGGGTGGACTACATCAACCCTGCGCTGGCTCCGATTTTTGATGCTATGGCCGATGAATTGTGGAAGGAGGTGCGAAATCTTTGAGTAAAGAAGTAGATGAACGTGTCGTAGAGATGCGGTTCAACAACGCGTTGTTTGAAAGCAAAGTTCAGCAGACGATGCGGAGTTTGACAGCGCTCAATGAAAAGTTGATGTTCAAGGGAGCAGAAAAAGGCTTCGAGAAAGTTTCCGATGCATCAGAAAAAGTAAAGTTCAATGCGTTGCTGAACGCTCTGGACAATCTGAGCCAAAAATTCTCGGCGGTCGAGGTGATTGGCGTAACTGCGCTGATGCATATTACAAATCAGGCGGTTAATGCTGGTGAGCGGCTTGTCAAAGCTTTATCGCTTGATCCTGTTATCAGCGGCTTTCAGGAGTATGAAACCCAAATCAAGGCTGTCCAGACGATTCTGGCCAATACATCAAGCAAAGGTACTACATTAGACCAAGTCAATTCTGCACTGGATGAGCTGAATCACTATGCCGACCTGACGATTTACAATTTTACGGAAATGACCCGTAATATTGGTACGTTTACAGCGGCAGGCGTTGATCTGGATACTTCCGTTGCAGCTATTAAGGGTATTGCAAACCTTGCAGCTGTATCTGGCTCGACCAGCCAGCAGGCTAGTACCGCCATGTACCAACTTTCTCAGGCACTGGCTTCTGGTACTGTGAAATTGCAGGACTGGAACTCGGTGGTCAACGCAGGCATGGGCGGTCAGGTGTTCCAAGACGCACTGAAAGAGACCGCTCGGGTGCATGGTATCGCTATCGATAGCATGATAAAAAAGGAAGGCTCTTTCCGCGAGACTCTATCAAAGGGATGGCTGACCTCGTCTATTCTGACTGAAACTCTTCAGAAATTTACTGGAGATCTCAATGAGGAAACCTTGAAGTCCATCGGATACACCGATGAGCAGATCAAGAAAATTATGGAGATGGGACAGACTGCGAATGATGCCGCAACAAAAGTAAAAACGCTCAGTCAGTTGAAAGATACTTTGGCAGAAGCACTGCAGTCTGGATGGACTCAGACATGGCAAACGATTATTGGCGACTTTGAAGAGGCAAAAGAGCTTTTTACAAGATTTAGTGACGTCTTTTCAGATCTTATCAACAAATCGTCTGAAGCCCGTAATACCGTGTTGGCCGGAGGCCTAAATACCGGTTGGCAGCAGTTGAGCACCGCACTGGGCGACAGTGCTGACTTTTATAGTCAGATGCTGGAAAAGGTCATGCTTGCAAACGGTTCGATCAGTCAAAAACAAATTGATGATGCAGGAAGTTTTGCCAAGGCTTTGCAGCAGGGAGGTGTCTCTGCTGAGCAGCTTCAAAATGGTTTGAAAGAATCGTACAAGCAGCTTTCAGCGCTGGGAGCTTTGAGTGACGATGCTTTAAAAGCCAAAAAACTCGATCCTGCTCAAGTGAGGTCTCTGGCAAAGAGCTTTGAGAAAGTTAATCAGCAGGTCGCAGACGGCAACCTGGATCTTGATATTTACTCCAAGAAAATCGGCGAACTCTCCGGTCGGGAGCATTTGATCGAGTCCATCTGGAATGTCTTTGAGGCATTTGAAAAAGTTGTGGAGCCGGTAGCACGTGCCTGGCAGAAGATATTCTCACCCATCACTGCCGATCAGATCTACAACATTGCAAAATCAATTGACGAGTTTACTGCAAAGCTCAGCATCAGTGACGAGACAGCCGATAAAATCGAACGAACATTCAGCGGCATTTTTGCTGTACTGAATGTTGGGAAATATGTGCTTTTAACCGTTGGTAAGGTTCTGGGGGAAGTATTCAATGCTGTATCTCCACTTGCTGGCGGCTTTTTAAGTATTACAGCGTCATTGGGCGATTGCTTGGTTGAGATGGCCAATGCGGTCAATAACTCTAAGGCGTTTAAAACGACACTGGATGGTATTCACTGGATTATCGGAAAAGTGTCTGAAGGGATGCAGACCTTTGCAGGGGTACTGACTGATGTATCGAATAACGTCTCTGTCGTGTTCGACCCATTAAAGACCCTTGGTGAGTGGTTTGAAAATTTTATTTCTTTCATTACACCAAAGCTGAAATGGCTTGCTGATAAAATCGGGGAGATTTTTAAAGAACTGGGCAGCAGTGCTGCTTTTGGTAATCTGAATGACAACGCACTTTGGGGCTTTGCGAATGCCGGAATGATTGCCGGGCTTATTGCAGGCATTAAGGGTTTTTTGGAAGCCTTCAAAGATATCGGCTCTACCGTTAAAGACACAATCGGTGGTGTGGCAGAACTTCTCAACAAGTTGGGAGAAGCTGTTGCAGCATGGAAGAACAATAAGAATGCGGAAACGCTCAAAACGATTGCAACCGCCGTTGCGATTCTGGCAGGATCACTTGTTGTGCTTTCTTTGGTGAAACCCGAACGGCTGGCTGCATCTACGGGGGCAATGATTGCACTGTTCGCTGAACTGCTGGCGGCACTTGCAATTTACGACGAAATTACGAAAAAGACCAAGAAAGTTGGCAAAGGCACCAGCTCAATGGTCGTTATCGCAGCAGGCGTTCTGATCCTTGCATCTGCACTGAAGAAGATTTCTGAAATTGAAACCGGAAAGCTTCTGACTTCAGTTATCGCATTGGGCGCGGTGATGGCAGAACTGGTTGCCGCACAGGTTGCAATTTCAAAATGGGCAAAAGATGGCGCTAAGCATGCCCTGAGTATGCTTGTAATGGCTGCGGCAGTTTGTGTTCTGGCAGGCGCAGTGGAGCAGCTGGCAGACCTCGGCTGGGATGGAATTGAGAAAGGCCTTATTGCAGTTGGAGGTCTGCTGGCAGAAGTTGCTGCATTTTCAGGGCTGAGTAACTTCGGCGGACTGACGGCAGGAAAAGCAGTAGGCATCCTGGTATTGGCAGCGGCATTGAGTGTTCTGGAAAAATCGGTTTCGGCATTCAGCAAGATGTCGGTAGAAGAACTCCAGAACGGCATTGGCGCGCTGGGCGCAATACTTGGTGAGATTGCAATTTTCAACATGCTGTCTAACGCGGCAGAGCATGTACTCTCAACGGCAGTTGCCTTGACTATTCTATCTGGAGGACTGCTGATTCTGTCCAATGCATTGGCAAATCTTGGTGGAATGACGCTTGACCAGATTGGTGTGGCACTGGCGGCCATGGCTGGCGGACTGATTGAAATGGGAGTGGCGTTGACCTTTGTAAAAGGTTCTCTTGGCAGTGCGGCGTCTTTCCTCATCATGTCAGTTGTACTGAATGCACTCGTTTCTCCGCTGAAATCTCTCGGCGAAATGTCGCTTGAAGAGATTGGGCATGGATTACTTGCACTTGGCGGAGCACTTGGAATTTTTGCAGCGGTGGTCGGAACAATGTCGCTTGCAGGCCCTATTGTCATTGCCGTTTCTGCAGCACTGAGTCTGCTGGCGGGGAGCTTTGCATTGCTGCTTGGCACAATGGCCGCTGTAAGTTTGATGCCTCTTCGGATGGAAGCACTTGTTGTCGCACTTGGTACGCTTGGTTCGGCAATCGGCGTTTTCATCGCTGGCGTGATCGCGGGTCTTGGAACCGCAGTGGGTAGTATTGCAACAGCTATTGCTGAAATCATCGTTGCAGTTTGTAATGCGATTGCACAGGCGGTTCCTGCAATCGGCAATGCGCTTGCTCAACTTATCGTGGCCATTTGCAATGTTATCGTACAGTGTAGTGAGCCTATTGGGCAGGCTTTGTTCACACTGGGCACAGTAGTGATTCAGACCATTATCGACCTGATCGCATGGGCATGGGATGGCGGCGGTGAGGGAGGCGGAATCAAAGGTGCACTGAGTGAACTGCTTGGGAATATTGCTGCATGGCTATCAGAAAATCTCAATCCGATGAACCTGTTTGGCGGCTTGCTGGGCACGATTTCAGGCTTCTTTGACAAAATTGGAGAATACATGTCTCAGGGGCTTGCCAATGGCCTGAATACTGGGGCTTCCGTGCAGACCGCAAACAACGGCGTTCTGACTCTGTGTAATAAGGTGAAGGATTTCTTTCGGAACGCGTTTGGGATACATTCACCTTCGACATGGATGAGAGAGCTCGGTCAGTGGTTTGCACCGGGTCTCACAAACGGACTGAATGGAGCAGAATCTATTGCGAAGCTGAATGCCGGAACTAATGTATTTGGCGAAAATGTGAAATCTGGACTTTCCAGTACGTTTGACGGTTTGAACAGTTGGATGTTCAACAAAGGCAGTGACGCAGCCAGTAGTTTCTATAACGGACTGGGCGCGGCGAAGAACGTTCATACCGGTTCCAAAGACGACTGGTTTGATGAGTGGTACGAAAAAGAGATCAGTAAGTACCGGAATGCGACTCCGAATACCGTGGCAGATGATGCTGCAGAAGATATTCTTGGAACACTTTTTGGGTCTGGAGATACGAACCCGACAGGTTCTGGCGGCGGAAGCGGCACGGGCAAAACCGGTAAGACCGGCACGAAGAAAACCGTAGCCCAGCAGATCACTGAAAAGTACAAGACCCAGCTGGAAGCAAACAAAGCCCTGCGGGAAGCCATGGACAGCGAATACGAGCTGTGGCAGGTGGAAAACCAGTATTCCGCAGACGAGGACACACTGCTCTCGAAGAAAATGGAGAACGCGGCGGCGGAAATTGCGAACCAGACCGACCGGGTGGCCATTGCACAGGCGAAGTACGACGAGATGTACAAGCGCTGGGGCGCGGACAAGACCGAGACGAAGGAAGCGTATGCCGACCTTTTGAGCGAAAAGACCAGCCTTGCCAAGCTGAAAGCGGAGCAGTACACGAATCTGTTTGAGGACATCACGAAGCGGTACGACACCGACCTTGACACGCTGGAAAAGGAATATGCTCTCTGGACGGCCAAGAACGACAACACTGCCTCGAAGCTGGACAAGATCAACCGGGAAACCGAGTACCAGAAGGCTGAACTGGAAGTAAAGCAGAAGAAGGAAGCCAAAGCGAAGGAGCAGTGGGACACCCTGCGCCAGCAGTACGGCGAGAGCGACCTGCGCACGAAAGAAGCATGGAATGTCTATCTGGATGCACAGACCGAGAGTCTGGAACTTCAAAATGAGATCGCCAAGCAGGCTCTGAACAAGCTGGATGCGCAGCTGGATATTATCAGCGATGCACAGAGCCGGATGCAGAATCGTATGGACCTGCTGACCAGCATCTACGGAGATGGAAGCCTGAAAGACCGGGAAGATGCCTACAAACAGGCCGTGGAACAGTACGGCGAGAACAGCGCCGAAGCGCGGAAAGCAAAGTATCAGGGCATCACGACCAGCATTCTGGGTACAGTGAGCGCCTTGCAGAACATGAATGCGGAGCTGGAAAAGACCCGGCTTATTCAGCAGCAGCTTGCAGACGGCAAAGACCTGAACGGGGATCCCCTGAGCGAGGACGACCGGAATGACCTGAAGGACCAGCTGCTTTCCTCCCGCAGTTCCATGGTGAGCTTTGCCGGGGCGCTGGCAGATGCCATGGGCCTTGAGGATAATGCCAAGAACGCCGTGGTGCGGTTTGCAAACGCCATCCAGAAAAACTGGGTGCCCATCAGCGATGCGTGCAGCGAGGTGTGGAAGAAAGCTTCCGGTGCCATGGGCGAGGAAATGACGAACACACTGAGCACGGTATTCAAGGCGGCATTCAGCGAGGAAGGACAGGAGATCGGGACGGAGTTCATCTCGGCCATTGCGTCTGCCATGCAGGGCGACTACGCCAGTGCCATCATTTCGGCGGCGACCGGCATCATTGACCTGCTGTTCACGGACACCGGCAAAGAGCTGACGAAGGGTGCCGGTGATATGCTGGTGAAGTTGATCAACGGATTTCAAAATGGCGACTTTGCGGCAAAGCTTGGAAACATCGGCAATGCGGCAACGAACGTCGGAAACGCCGTGAACGGCCTGATCCCCGTGTTGGGGCAGCTGGGTGTGACCGGTGTCGGCGCGGAAGCGGCTGTTGGCGGTGTCGGCACTGCACTGGGCGGCCTCGGCGGGGCCATTATGGCGGCCATGCCGGAACTGCTTTTGGTGGTGGGCATTCTTGCGGCGATTGCGGCGGTGATCGGCGGCATTGCGTGGTTCATCAATAAGCGCAAGAACCAGAATCGCGAGACCAGTGTATCGAAGGATATCGGCTCGGAGATCGACAAGGGCATCAGCGACGGCGTGAAGGAGGATGCGCCCATCATCGACGATGCGGTGGACGAGGTGACGCAGGACGCGACCGAGATCGCAAAAGGAGCCCTTAGCGCCATCAGCAAGGTGATGGACAGCGACTACGAGTACACCCCGCAGATCACGCCCGTTGTGGACCTGACGAACGTCTTGGAAGGGGCCGAGGAGATCGACAATACCTTTGCGGCCACGAAGTCTCTGAGCCTTGACGGTGACGTGAGCCGGAACCTTGCGAACCAAATCGATGCAGAGGTACAGCTTCAAAATGGAATGAAAAACAAGGGGAACGACGACACGCTGAACGCCATCAACGGCCTTGCCGGGCACATGGACGGCATTGTGGACAGCATCCGCGGCATGAAGATGACCATTGACGGAAAAAAGACCATCGGATACATCGACAACCGGATGGGGCAGATCGCCGCAGCGAAGGTGAAGTGAGAAGATGGGAAAGCTTGTGAAAGACCTTGCCGTGACCGAGACCGTGAATATATACGAGAGCGGTACGGCGGTAGAATTTATCGTAGCGCAGCATGACTACGAGAAGGACCTGAACGGCAAGGGAAATACGCTGCTGATTCGGGCGGGACTGGTAAATGATACGATACGGTGGGGAAGCAGCTCCAGTACGGGGCAGAGCTACGCAGGCAGCAGCTCGCCACGGTACTGGCTGCACAACACCTACGCAAAGCGGCTCTCGCAGGACGTGCTGGACGTGATAAAGCCTGTGACGATTCGTTACATGGCGGGCAACACAAATGGTTATAGTTTGCTGGCAGACCAGAGGTTCTTTATCCCGATGGCGGGCGACTTTGGCGGGAATTCGGATGTGTGCAAGCTCCTGGCAGAGCATAAGGTTGATTATGCGGACAGCCGTGTCACACAGGACGTAGACGCCAGCAACTCAGACAATGAGGGCGGATATTATTACGCACTCCGAAGCAGCGTGTATTACGGCACATATTCGTATGTGGAAAACCAGTTTCGGATGCCGACAATGGGCAACATCCTCGTGTGCTTCTGCGTGGACGAGAACGCTACGGTGGACGACAGGGGCTTTCTGACCAGCAACAAAGCGCCGGAGATCGAGAGCAACTACATTGGCAAAGATGGCATCTACGGCAGATGGACGAAGTTCGGCTTTGCATACAAGGTATCTGACCCGGAAGGCGACGCTATCACCGTGACGGAGAAAATTGACGATACGGTGCGCAAGACCTTTGCCGCAATTCAAAATGGCGTATACCGATTCACCCTAACGAAGGAAGAATTGGACCAGTTTGAAAAGAATGAACTCCACACCCTGACCGTTGAAGTATACGACGGGCGGACAACCACCGTGCGGAGCTGCAAAGTGAACCGCATCCGGTCGCCCGGCTACGTTGTGTACATTGGGCAGATCAAGGGTACTGCGGACGGACAGAGCTACTACTGGACCGAACGGAACATTCTGGATGATCCTTACGACGAGAAAGCCGCCTTTATCCTTGACCCGGAGCTGACGCTGGAAGCAAACGATCCCTGCTCGTTCACCTTTACGGTGCCCGTCTCGAACCCATACTACGACAAGCTGCTGCTGAAAAAACCGGTGGTCAGCGTGGAAGAGGACGGGCGCGAGATCTTTATGGGCTACATCACCGAGCTGAGCACAAACTTCAACCTCGACATCGATGTGACCTGTGTGAGCGAGCTGGGATATCTGCAGGAACGGCAGTGTCAGGTGAAAAACCAGTTCTACACAGTGGAAGAGCTTGTGAAGCTGGCCCTTGCTGTGGAGGACGACCCTGCAGAGCACAGCGGATTCAAGGCAGAAGGCAAGGTGTTCCTGCCCGGAAGTATCACGGTGAAAAAGCCGGAGAGCGATACGGACAAGGAAACGGCCAGCGTAGGTGACTGTTGGGACGTGCTGACGAGCAATGTTGTGGGAAAATACGGAGGCTATCTGCGCCTGCACAAGGAAATCAAAATGGTGGACGGGGTGCGGGTGTACACAAGATATCTGGACTGTGTGGCAAAGCTGAACGACAAGACCAATCAGGTGATAAGGCTGGGAGATAACCTGCTGGATATCTCCTATTATCTCAAGGACAACGGCATTGTGAACTCGGTGAAGGCCATCGGCTGGGCAAGCTGGAAGGAAGGCTTCCTGTTCTGGGAGACGACCCATACCCAGCAACTCACGGCAGAGGCTTACAATGGGGAATCCATCAAGAAGTACGGCCTGTGTCAGAAGACCATCACGGTGGAAGGAACGTCTTCTTCAACGGACAGCCTTTACGAAAAAGCAAAGGCTGAGCTGAAAAAGTACAGCGGGTTCAGCGGGAGCCTGCAGATCAATGCTGCAGACCTTGCGGACATTGGCGTGGACACCGACAGACTGGATTTCCTGAAGGAGACCTATGTGCTCTCGGAGCCCCACGGCATAGACGACTGGGTACCCTGCACGAAGGAAGTGATCCCGCTGCATGAGCTGGACGAAAAAGACTTTACCTTTGGCGAGACGACATCGAGGCTTTCGTCTTTGCAGGCGGCAAACTTCGGCACGGCAGGCAAGGCATGGAATGCCATTCAATCGACCATCGGATACCTGAACACCAAGTGAGGAGGCTCCATGTACCATTCTCTTATTATAAATGTGGACGATGACTACATCGACACCTGGGACGACTGGAAACTGATCCCTTCCTCCCGGCCGGTGATCGCGCCGCCCATTGAGCGGACAAAGTTTGCGACCGTGCCGGGCAGAGACGGCTCGCTGGATTACAGCCAGACCGTGCCGAAGCGGGCGACCTTCGATGACCGCACCGGAAAGATCGAATTCTACCTTGAGAACGACTACGAGGGCTGGGACTGGGAGACTGCGTACACCACCATCTGCGAACGCCTGAAGGGCAAGCGGGTGCGGTTTGCACTGGAGGACAACCCCAGCCACTACTACGAGGGTCTTTTGTGGGTGAATCAGTTCAAGAGCGACAAGGGGCACTCGAAGATCACGCTGGAGTACCGACTGCACCCGACCATGCACACCCTGAAGGTGGAGGCCGTGGCATTGAATGTCTACGAGCTGAAGCTGAACAAGGGAATGGAATACCAGCTGCTGGTGGGCGTTGGACCGACAAATACGTTTTACCGCAGGGTGAACGTGACGGCAGCACCGAAGAACGTGGTGAAAATTACTCAAAATGGCACCATTCTGGCCCTGAAAAAGGGGACTGCCGTGGTGACAGCCGAGTGCGGCGGGGTGAAGGCCGAGTGCAGCGTGACCGTTGGCGCTTACGAGAGTTTTACCATTGAGCGGACACTGGACGGTGTGAGCGAGACGAACCCGGTGGGGAGCGTCGTGAAGGGCATGAGTTACCAGAACGTGTTTACGGTGAAGGACGTGGAGAATTTTACACTGGAACTGACTGCAATGCGCCTTGAAACGACAATCACATCGGGGGAAGACGGCTCGACGAACATCACCGAGGAATGGGTCCCTGTGGATGCGGGCTGTATCGTCACGGCAAAGGACGGCACGAGCGCAGAATTCAAAATGGCATCGGTGACGGAAAATATCAGGATCACTGCGAATGCGGCGGCAAAGCCTGTGGCGGCGATGCTGTGTGCAGATATCCTGCCTGTGGAGGTAAAGCCGCTGAAACAGGCAGAAGGAAGATTCCGGCTTGGAACGTGAAAGGAAGGATGATCGTTGAGTTTGGAAGCCTACTCCATTTTGAAAAATGGAAACCAGAAGCTTTCAGAGCATTTCAAGGTGCGGGAGTTCTACTGTCGTGACGGAAGCGACCCGGTGTTCATCGACACGGCGCTTGTGGAGGTGCTGGAGAAGATCCGGGTGCACTTCGGCAAGCCGGTGACGATCACCAGCGGGTTCCGCACGGCGAGCTGGAACGCGAAGCAGAAGAACGCGGCAAAGTTCAGCCAGCACCTGTACGGCAAGGCGGCGGACATTCAGGTGCAGGGCATCAGCGTGGAGCAGGTGTACGCCTATGCGGACAAACTGCTGGGCAACGCCGGCGGCTGCGGCATCTACCCGCCCGGTCTGGGACGCGCCAACGGCTGGGTGCATGTGGACGTGCGCAAGGCAAAAAGCCGGTGGAAGGGGTGAACTCCGATGCAGAGTGTCATTGCCTACATCTCCTCGCACTGGATGGAATGGGCCATCGGGCTGCTGACCTTCGGGTGGGGGTATCTGGTCAGGAAAGTGACCGAGTACAAGAACATCAAGGGCGGTTTACTGGCCATCATGCACGACAGGCTGTATCAGAGCTGTACCTATTACCTCAAACAGGGCTGCATTGATACATCCGCACTGAAAAATATGGAGTACCTTTACGAAAATTACCACGAACTTGGCGGAAACGGGACCGGCACCGAGCTGTACAACCGCGCCAAGAGTTTACCGATCAAGGAGGACTGAACTATGAATTTCAACATCACTGCAGGCACCATTGCACGTACCGCCGTTCTGCTGCTGGCTCTGACGAATCAGATGCTGAGCGCCATGGGCAAGAGCCCGCTGCCTATCGAGAGCACCACTGTGGAGCAGCTGGTGACGGCGGGCATCACGACCATTGCGGCACTGGTCGCATGGTGGAAGAATAACTCCTTCACCAAGGAAGCCATTGCGGCGGACAAGGAGTACGACCGCCTGAAGGCGAAGAGCGGGAAGTAAAAAACGGCCCTTGGAAGTGGGATTCCAAAGACCGTTAAAAAGTTTATGCTACAGTTTAGTTGTTTGTGCTGTTGAACAGAACGAGTAAGATGCGCCTCAGTGTCTCACCGGGCAGAATACGGGACATAGTCTGCTCGATGCAATCAGAGAGACCGATTGCAATTGTGTAAACAGAATCCATTCGATTCACCTCCGTTCGCTATGAAGATTCAAGACGTCTTTGGCAATAGTGTATCACGAGCTGCGGATTGATTCAATTGACGAGAGTTATCAAAACTGAGGGTGCCATTCTATTCTAGATTAAAAACTGCACAAAATGATATTCCGGGCAGGGCAGGAGAGGAAAACGTGATTCACACACGTATCCAACACTGAATGTTTCTTCTGCACTGCCTGAAAATATTTCATCTGGCGCTCACCGAAGGCAGGATATGCCGTGACAATTCAAAATGGAGCGACCGGAAAGATGAAGAAAGCCCCTGCAACGATCGTTTGTGGCTCTGAGTGGGAGCTGTGAGCGAAAGTTGCAGGGACTTTTATTTTTAATGAACGAAAAGTCCATGCAAAAAGAAAATGCCTAAAAATGAGAAAAATGGGAAGTGGATTGAAAATCAATTATAGCTGAAAATTGACATTGACGAGAATACGATGATATTTTGAAATTACGAAATGGAAGGAAATGGAATAAATGGGCATGATAAAAGCGAAAAATAGGGACTGATTGCACCCGGTTCATACAAATTTGAGAAAATTGCACTGGAAATTGACGGTGGTGCGATAATGTTGCGAAAGGGTGGAAAGATGTGGTATACTAACAAAAATGAAGCCTGTGCTACGGTATCGTCCAGCCAACAAGTCTGGAAGGCAGCGCAGGAAAAGTCGGAGAGCGGGAGAGTGGATTTTTTGGAGTTGGAACAGGCAAAGCAGCGCGTGGAAGAACTGCGAACGATCATTGAAAAAAACAATCGGCTTTATTATGATCAGGATGCGCCGGAACTGGAAGATTTTGAGTATGATGCCCTGACCCGGGAGCTGAAAGCGCTGGAAGCACAGTTTCCACAGCTAGTAACGGCGTCGTCTCCCACGCAGAAGGTGGGCGGCTCTGCCAGCAGCAAACTGCCAAAGGTGACCCACACGGTCAAAATGGAGAGTCTTCTGGATGCTTTTTCGTATGATGAACTGCGCGACTTTGACCGCCGTGTGCGCGAAGCAGGCGCAGAGCCGGAGTATGTGGTCGAGATCAAGATCGATGGTCTTTCCTGCAGCTTGGAATATGAGAATGGTGAGCTGGTTCGTGCCTCCACCCGCGGCGATGGCGTAGTAGGCGAAGACGTTACAGCCAATGTCCGTGCCATTCGCAGTATTCCCAAAAAATTGAAGAATGCACCAGAGTTTCTGGAAGTGCGCGGTGAAGTGTATATGCCGCACGGAGCGTTCCAGAAGCTCTGCGCAGAGCAGGAGCTGCAGGGCGCTGCGCCTTTCAAAAATCCGCGCAATGCTGCTGCCGGTTCCCTGCGTCAGAAGGACGCCAAAATAACCGGCAGCCGGGGGCTTTCTATTTTTATTTTTAATGTGCAGCAGATCCGCGGCAAAACCCTCACAAAGCATTCGGAAAGTCTGGACTATCTCAAGAGTTTGGGGTTACCGGTGTCGCCGCGTTATCATGTGGTGCATGATATTGAGCAGGCCATCGCGGAGATCGAGCAGATCGGGCAGAACCGTGCAAAGCTGGACTTTGATATGGATGGTGCTGTTATAAAAGTGAACAGTTTTGCACAGCGTGATTTGATGGGCTCCACCAACAAATTCCCGCGCTGGGCAATCGCCTTCAAGTATCCGCCGGAGGTCAAAGAAACCACTCTGCGCAGCATTGAGGTTGCAGTGGGCCGCACCGGTGTGCTGACGCCGACTGCCTGCTTTGATCCCGTATTTCTGGCAGGCACCACGGTTGCCCGTGCAACACTGCACAATGAAGATTTTATCCACCAGTTTGGCCTTTGCATCGGCGATACCATTCAGGTGCGCAAGGCTGGCGATATCATCCCGGAAGTGATCGGTGTCACCCGCCATGCAGAGGATGCGCAGCCCTACGAAATGCCAACTGTCTGTCCTTCCTGCGGCGCACCGGTCGTTCATCTGGAAGATGAAGCGGCTCTGCGCTGTGTGAACCCCGAATGTCCGGCACAGGCTCTGCGCAATATCATCCACTTTGCATCCCGGGATGCTATGGATATTGAGGGCCTTGGCACGGCTGTTGCCACTCAGCTGGTGGAAAAGGATATGGTGCATTCTGCTGCGGACATCTACACTCTGACCCGGGAACAGCTTTTGACGCTGGACAAATTCAAGGAGAAAAGTGCTGAGAATCTTTTGAGTGCGATCGAACGCTCCAAGCAGAATAATCTGGATAAGCTTTTGTTCGGTTTTGGCATCCGCAACATCGGTGACAAGGCAGCAGCTCTGCTGGCGGAGCATTTTGGAACATTGCAGGCCATCCGGGAAGCTACCGTGGAGAAGATCAGCGAGATCGATGGATTTGGCGGTGTGATGGCACAAAGCGTAGTAGAGTTTTTTGCAAAAGAAGGCACCACCGATCTTGTGCACCGCTTGGCAGATGCCGGCTTGAACATGCAGTGGAAGGGCGAGCCGAAAGGCGATAAGCTGGCAGGCAAAACGCTGGTGGTCACGGGTACGCTGGAATCGCTTTCCCGCAATGAGGCCGAGGCTCTGATCGTGAAAAATGGCGGCAAGGCCAGCAGCTCCGTCTCCAAAAAGACGGCTTACGTTGTGGCCGGTGCTGCGGCGGGTTCCAAGCTGACGAAGGCACAGACACTCGGGATCCCCGTTCTGACCGAGGCAGAATTTCTGGCAATGCTTCGGGATGAAAATACCTGA